GTTACTAATGCACTTTCATAAATCTCAACACCAGCTAGTGTGCCAATGTAGAAACCACGCAATACATCATTACCTAGATCGCTTGGATTAACTAGACCACTTGCACCAGCGTATGGTAAAGTTTGAGTTAGGTTTTTCTTCAAGTTGAAAGCAGCCGCTGGGTGGACAACAGCATAGAAAGGACCTGTCAAACGAGCAGCACGCAATGTTGCAGCAGCTTTTAGGATGTCATTAGCTGTTAATTCATGACCTGCACCACCTAGATCATCATAGTAATCCAAGCTAGTAAACTGGCTGAATACTTGACGATCCATTGATTCAGCAATAGCACGACCTGATTGGTCACCTAATTGGCTGAATACATCGGAGTAAGCAGAATCACGGATCATATCAGTGATCTGATGGTAAACCACATGCTCTTGCAATGTGATTGTAGCAGCATTTGTGTTTGTTTGATGTGCTGGGCTTGCTGATTCATCAGTGATCAAGTCAGCTGAAACACGATCCCAAACTGGAACTTGTAAATTCTTACCAGAATGGATTGGAGCATCGAAAACAGTTACCAATTGACGAGCAACTGATGTTTCATATGCTTGGTATTGCGCTTGTGTAACAAGGTTCGCAAATAATTCGCTATTAAGCGAGGTATTAATGTTTGATGGGTATGACATTTTAAATTTTCCTTAAATTTTAAATTTTCTTTTGGGCCATAGCCTGTGCATAAATTTTTCTATGCGCGGCTAGACTCATGTCTAATTTTGTAATATCAATCCCTTCACTAGGACCTTGATTGATATTACTTCTGCTGTTGACTGTAGCTGGGGTTGCTGAGACAAAATGCGGATTCGAATCCAGGAATTCACGCACTAAATCATCAACTCCAAGAGGCTCACCGCGGTCATTATAACGAACAGTTCCTCTGTGGTCAACTACTTCAACTTCTCCATCATCATTTAATCGGACATTATTGGCTAATAACGCCTTGACTTGATCTGCATTCACGGCACGATATTTGGCAGCGGCACTGACCAAAGGTGTATTAACTTTATATTCCTTAATGATGGAATCCCTTTTTAAGATTTCTTGATCTTTCTTATGTGCAAGCTCTTGGAGAGTCTTTTCAAATTCTCCACGCTTCAATTGTTCAGCTTGGCGTTTTTGTTCGGCTTCTGCTTTTAATTGACGAAGTTCTTCTGGATCGCCCAAATCCTCGTAAGGTTTTGTAGCTTTCTTCATGATTTTGCTTTTCATACGAGCCATCATGTCATCAACTTCTTGCTGTGTGTAAGATCTTGTTTCTTGTGCCTGGCTTTCACTACCTTGTAGTACCGCGTCAGTTGCGTTTTTAGTTGCTATGGGGTTAAATGAGTCCATATCCTCTCGCCTCCTTTAGAGTATTAAATTGTATTTATTAGTACCATCCTGAGAATGGTATTAAATCTAGTCTATCGACCTCTTCCTGCTTTTTTCATGACAGTTGTTTTAGCTCCGCCATGATAATTCTTTTGGCCTGGAGCCGCTCCTTTACTACGAGCTATTGCTCCAATAACACCTTGTGGTACACCTGCGGCTTTAAGTTGGGCAGCACGGCCACCATGTCCTAATGCGTTTGATTTACCTTGGAATTTACCTGATTTTTTAGTGTCCATTATGACTCCTTATTTGTATGATTCATCTGGGGTTTCGGGTTTGCCTAATTTCATCCAGAATTTATCCTGTTCTGGTGTAGGCAAACTAGCTTCTAGCATCCAACATAATTTATGGATTGTCTGTAGATAATCAGCAACAATATTTTGTAGTCCATAATCTTTATCAGTGCCAGTCATTTCAAATACTCCATTAGCACAAGTGATTAAAATATCTATACCATCATAGAGTATCTTAACCATTTCTTCTGCATTTGGAGCAACAGTTTCGTCTTTAATATCTGCTAGATCTATGATCCTAGTTAGACTAAATGGAACAACTTCACGCAATGTTTTAAGTCCTTCTGCAAGCGTATCAATTTCATCCTGTAGTGCCTCATAGACTTTTTGGAACAACTTGTGATTGCTATAAAAGCCCATACCTTGCACATTAACATGGAAACCATGCGCTTTAGTATAAAGAATAAAATTATTGGCCCAAAGGCGTTTTGTTGCGTCTTCTAATGTAGTCATAGTTTTACCTTTTTGATTCCTTCAGCATGCCTTAAATCGTGGCTATGAAGATATTCACCCGTTGATTTAGGAACTTGTCCTGCCTTTTCAGCAACCTTAGCTGCTGTTATTCTATTGACCACACGCCCATTGCTAAGTTCAAATTCATGTTTCGCTCCCTTAGCTTCAGGGCCACTAGCTTTGATTAGATCTTTGTGGCTCCAAGCGGGTGATGGGGCTTGGACAACCTTACCGGATCTTTCAAGAATAATTGGCACACGAACAGTTAGTTTATTCATTGTTATGCCTTTTAAGAACCTGTGATTTACTATGGTGAGTAGAACGGTTCTGGCTATGTCTTGCAGTATTCAAAGCAATAGCAACTGCTTGATTATGTGGCTTACCCGCAGCCATCTCTGTGGCAATATTTTGACCTATGGTCTTTGCTGAGTATCCTTTCTTTAGTGGCATTCTTATTCCTTAAGCGTAGGTATCATTTTGATCTTCACCCTCAACATGAAGAAGTTGTCCTTGACGGTCATATATCTTACTGGTATAACCTTCGCGGTGTTCATTCTTAACAAAATTGCGAGCATCCTCTTCACGAGTAAAAAAGCGTTCAATGGTTTCAAGCCTTCCAGCGATCCATTTATGGATTTTAACCTTGTGATTAGTGACCATAATTATTACTTCTTAGCCCAGAATTTAGCTTCGCCATCTTCTTGAACTGAATCAATACCTTTGGTAATGATACCTGATTCCATTGGAGTCCATGATGGATTAAAATCATGTCCTGAACCGATCTTATTATCAGTACGAGTCTGAGCGGCTGTGACTTCTGGAATAGCCAGTTTTGTATCTTTTGGAATCGAACGGAATCCATCACTTACTGCTGAATTTCCGAATTGTTCTGCTTGTCCTGCGTTTGGATTAACTCCATTTGGTAACATTGGCATTTTAGCCTCCTTTAGTTGGTTTAAGTGGATTTGGACTGACCTTTGGTGGCCAATTTATATACAATGGTTTCTTCACAGGATCCACACCTCCTGGAAAGTTGTATCGTTTTGCTTCGGCACTTTGTAAAGCACCATACATCTTATCACTATTAGGCCCATAGCTATCAAAATTCTGTTGGGGCATCTTTTCCCCTTTGGTTTTCCAATTCAATGCCTGTGCTGGATTGCCCATTGTTGTTTCTTGAAATGGTTTTCCCGGACTAATCATAGGAGCACCTTGGCGGCCCATAGGTGGTTCATAGTTAGGTCCTGCAAATAGATTCATTTCACTTTGGTGATAATCCGTTGGTACAGTATTACCACTATGCGTATCAATTTGTATGCCAGCACGAATGCGTTGTTGGCTATTGCGTTCAACATTCTTAGCTGTAAAATTAATAGGATTTTTTGGAAGGATATTATCTTTCATTATGTTGGACTCCCTGCATTGCGACCTACACCGGCTTTAGGTGACATATTCAAGCTAGGCATACCTAATGTCTGTTTACCTGAGGGCTGTGTAGACACCTTGATATTACCATATTCATCTACAGTGGCTGGACCTTCTGCGCTGGGTTCTATTTCTTCTTGATTATAGTTTTGGGTCACCTTATCTAATTCAGCTTGTGTAGCACTTGGTCCTGCGGCTTCGATTGACAAGTCTTCTGCTAATAATTCAATCAGCTTGCGATCAATCATAGCTAGAACATCAGGGCTAGTTGCTGAAGCTTTGGCAACCTGTAGTTTGGTGTATTCAGCATTCTTATCCTGGATACCATAGGCATCTTGATACTTGATTTCGCCTGTCCATCCTTTAGCTTGGTAATGAGCAAAGATTTCCCACATTTCTTCTTCCGCTGCTTCTAGGTTGTCTGCCATTTCTGCTAGTTTAGCATTGAGCAATTGGAATTCTGTAGCCATTGCCACACCTGATAACAATTTAGCCGAAGTTGCACGAACACTACCAGTATTGGCCATTAGGTCAATAGCTGCCTGTCCGTGGTCGATAGCCTTATAGATACCATCAATTTGTGCGCCTGTGGTTTCAAGTAAGTATGGTTTTAAGCCAGGATCTAAATTCTCTGGCATGGCAACTATGCTGCCAGCACCAGCTGATGCCATTGTTTCATTAGTCTTAACTAATGATGGATGATTGTCTAGACGGATTGCCTGTTCAACTTCACTCAATTGGTTATAGATAAACTGTTGAGTCTTGGCAATGTCCTGGATAGCACTAACACCAAATCCACGGACTAGACTCTTTTGGTTGTAGCAGATCAC